TCTTTTAATTTCTCTACATCACTTAATAGTTTTTCAGTTTGTTTTTGTACAAATTCTATATTAACTTTGTTGTGCATCATGTCTTCAATTCTTACTTCTATTTTTTCTACGGATTTATAAAGATCCTCCACCAACATGAAAAGCTCCTGTATCTGAGGTGAAACCATTTTACCTTTTGGTACACCTATAATAAATTCATTAGCAGCATCTAAATCTTTTGATGTTAATTTACTTTGTGTCTCTAAGCTCGTGAGCCTACCTGTAATCTCTGTGTATGCGAACACACCCATTGCAACCATCACGATCAATGAGGCAACCGTCTTCATAGGCATTTGCACGGCTGCTGATTCTGATATTTTTAGGGCCATAAATTACTTATTAAAGCCTGAACATACCCAAGCAACATATTTGTTCCAAACAGCTTTTATTTTGTTCCAAATAGTTCTGAATACCCATAAAATCTTTTGTTTAATTTTTTCTAACATTTTATCTCCTTCTACGTTGTTACTTCGTGGAGGCGATGTTATGCCTCCACGTTTAAATTTTAAAAGTCCTAGTATATAACTAGTAACTTCCATCATAGAAAACCGTTACACTATCGAAGCCACTACTGATGTCGATATATGCACCATCAGGATAACGAATACCTTCATCAGGAATATAAGGATCCATCATACCAGCTGACGCGGGAGCGTCTAGTTGTAATCTTTTTCCTCCTGTTTGAGATCCGTTTCTAATGATCATATGACCAGCAGTTGAAGCTTTTGATACTCCATGCATTCCTCTAACTCTTGTTGCTCCAGCAAATACGATACCAGTGGTATCAGTTGTTGCTGTAAATCCAGCAGAAACTGCTGAAATAGTTGCTGAGTGACTGATTTGAGTCACTGTTAGAAACTTTGTTGAACCCGTTAGCGTTTGAGCGTTCGGACCAGTTCCAATTGTTTCAGAAACAGCATCACCATTTGCGTCAGTCCCTGTAATTGTGAAAGAAACAGAAGCATTATTGTTAGCAGAGGTTAGTGTAACAGTCGTTGACATGTTTGAGCCGTCATTCACAGCAGATCCAGTCAAGGTCATATTTCCTGAACCTGATGGAGATTGCACAGCAGCAATAGCTGTTGCGCTTGCTGAGACAGCTTTAAACATTTTCGCCTGTATACTTGTACTTGACATATTTTCTCCTAATTTAAAAAGTGACTCCCGTAGGAGTCACTAATTATTTAATTAACCATATATTTTATATGCAACAACCCAAGTGAATAATCCTTGAGCAGATGCAGTTGTAGTATTAGTAATCTGTAAAAATATATCTCTAGTTGCAGTAATTGAAGTATTTACTCTTGGAGACAGAGGTGCTGTTGTACCAACAGTCGTATCAACTAGAGTAAAGTTATAATGAGCACCTTCAACAATAGTTGTTCCACCATCTAGTAGTCCATCAGTGTCCGCAGCCACTAATTGAACACCACCAGTAGCAGTACCAACTTTATATCCAATGTCACCTGTTGCAACAGTCGGTGAAGATGTACATACAAGTTGAATACTTGTGATGATTGATCTTGCAGGCTGTGCAAAAGTAACTTCGTTCGTTCCAGCAGTTGCATTAACTTTAGCGGTTGCTACAACGGCTTGACCTTGTAATTGTGTTCCAACGTATTGACCAGATGAATTTATTTCAAAATTATTAGTAAATACTCCTGTAGAACTATTTTTACTTCCCCCGATAAAACCATTTTCCGATCGTACCGGTCCTGAAAAAGTAGTGTTTGCCATAATTTATTTCTCCTATAGTTTACACCTGCAGTCTCTATAGCGTCTGCCTAGCCAGTCTGCAGATTATTTAATTAATCTAGGTTGTTTTCATTATACATAAAAAAAGGGGCGATGTGAACACCGCCCCTTAAATATGTAATACTGTTAATTAGTATTAAGCTGTTGGTAATTTACCATTACCAAAGATAGCTCTTGGATCACTCCATCCAAATGAGTATCTTTCTCTAGCTTTAAATCTAACGTTTCCAGTATCGAAGTCACCTTCCATTGCTGTTTTGATTGGTGATCTAACAAACATTTTCATGCCGTTAGGTACATCAGTCAATAAGAAGAATGAGTCACTGTCAGTTAAAAAGTTATTAACTCTGTAACCTTGAGGAACCATTCCCATTGAAACAATAGCGTTGATGTCGTTATCTGCTGTTCCTGTTCTTTGAGGAGACTTCATCAATCTGTCAGCTGTAAATTGTAATTCTTTTGGAATTATCATTTTTACACCTTGAGCAGCGATTTTTAAGCCTCTTTCATCAACGAAAGATTGGATGTCTATTAAAGACTGTTCCAAAGATGTTTCGTTAAGGTCAGCAGCAGTGCTTAAAACGTTTGAAAAAGTTCCGCCAGTTGCTAATGGGTGTGCGTTTCCAATTAAAGATTCGCCATCTCCACCAGTTACTGTTGTAACTTGTGCGTTGTTCAATACGTTTGCAGCTTTCACTTGCTTCGTGTTAGCCATAGATCTTGCTAGTGCTCTAGTGTATCTAGCAGCAAGTCTATCGTAAAGGTTATCTTCGATTGCTTCTTCAGTAATAGCGAAAGCTAATGCGACTGTTTCGTGATTGTATCTAGCAGTGAAAGTTTCATTTGCTTGATCAAACACTACGCCAGCACCTTCTTGCTTAACTGGTGCTCCAGCGAATCCAGCCAACATTACTTCTTCTTCAAAAGCTCTGTCAGATGTTTCTGTGGCATAAATTTCAGCATGCTGATTTTCATACCTTTTGTATTCCAGGCCGAATAGTGCATTCAATCCTGGCTCTAGTTCTTTTACTAGTTGCGAACGTGATATTGCCATAATTTTATACTCCTATATGCCTGTTCTGCTTCTGTATTGGTGATGATTAATTCTTACCAATATATTAGCGTTGCTCGTTGCGGTATCCGAGTTATCAGGGTCCTGACAAATATCAATTGCTTGAAGCACGAATGATACTGTAGTTCCTGAGTTACTCACATCTAATTGAGCCTTAGATATACCTGTTTGTGTTACACCTGTTGTGTTCGTAACAGCGTAGTTTCTAAAAAGATCTGCTCTTGTAAAAGCTTCATCAGCGTTTGCCAAGAAGACCGCGTCTGGGTCATCCACAACAAAAGCCGTGATGTCACTTGCAACAACACTACCTGGGTAGTAGTTCAAGTAAGTTGGCTTTTGAGTAGTTGGATCTGTATAAAACACACCGTTAAAAACGCCCACTGCAGCTGTCGATAAACCAGCAGAGTTGTTGGTATTATTGTATTTCTCAATATTACCAGCTGTAGTCACAATCACCAAGTCGCCTTGATAAATTGCATGTCCCATATTACTAGCTATCGTGTATCTGTTTTGGGCACCAACCAATGGTGTACCGTCTAGTTTTCTGTACGGTCTAAGACCGAATTGTTCTAGTACATTTGCCATAGTTTAGTTTCCTTTGTATTTTAACGTTTTATCTTAAAGACCCGATAGCAATTGCAAAAAAATTATTTCTTGCGACTACCACCAAAGGTCACTTTGGACTGCCTTTCAATATTGATTGGCATGTCCGGATGTTGTTCCTTCATAAGATCTTGATCAATTGCGTCAGCTCTATCTTGAGTTATTTTTCTAAAATAGGCTTCTCGCGCTTGCAAAACCTCTAAAGGGATTCTCCCCAACACAAGGCCTCCAATTCCGATTAACCCCTGATGTTTACCTTCAGAAATTGTTGGATAATCATTTTTGCCTAACTCAGCTATAACTGTGTCGGCTCTAACAAATTCCCAACCCTCTCTTAGTTTTCTAGATACGTTAGACGTATCTTCGAAACCTTGCACTGATGTTCTTATCCATCTATGTGCAAAACCTTTCGGTGCAGGTGGCGCATCCAAACTGGATGATGGAGCCCAATCTAGTTTTCTCTCGGCTTTTTTCCGAGTATCGGACTCGCGTGAAGTTCTTATCTTTTCCATTAGTTTCCTCCCTTCACGAATTTTGCGTATTCCTCTAGTGGCACCCCTAATTTCTTAGCGATTACTACCTGTGACTTGGTGAGTTTCACAGACTTGCGTCCTCCTTGTCTTCGACTTACCCCAGCAACATTTTGGACGGGTTGCTTTGTTACTACAGGCTCTTTATCAGTCGAATCCTGGGCAAACTTTTGAGGGAAATACTCCTTCATTCGTTTGTTAATGTTATTATAATACTCATCACTTTCCGATTCAATACCCTGCCCCATAACTTCTTCATGAATAGCCATAGCAGCATTAGTCATTACTCTATCAGTACCAAACCATTCATTTTTACCAGCCCATTCCTGAGCTTTTCGACTTACTTGAACAGATGGTTCACCAGAACCTTGATCGTCTTGTGATGTATTTTTATTTTCTTCTGCTTCTTTTTTCTTATTTTCTCTCTCTTGCAATGTTAAATTAACCTTTTCGTTTTCAACAGCTAACTTAGTCATTTGAGAGTTTATCTCAGCTATCTTTTCAGAATCCTGAGCATCAAGCGCTTCTTTAAGCGAATTTTTTAATGTCGCTTGTTCAGAACCAACTCTTGCTTGGATTTCTTTAAGATAGTTGTTATCAGTTTCGTCAAGTTTAGTCTCAACATTATGATATTTCTTTTTTAGTCCTTTAGCATAATTCAAAGCAGCCTTTTCTCTTCTCTCTGCTTCTTTAGCTTGAAAAACTAGTTCGTTGATTCTTTTCTGATAATTAGATTGTTTTTCTTTTAAATTATCAGGTTTAGTTTCAACTTTATTTTCCTCTACTTCAACTTCAGTTGTCGGCTCTTCCTTTTTTTCTTCAGGCTCCGCTTCAACTTTTTTGTCTTGTATTGGATCTGTGTAACCTAAATCAACATCTTCTTTTTTAGCAAATGCTTCATCAGGTTCTTTTGGTTGTTCAACACTAATGGATTCCTCATTAACGCCATCAGTATCTAACTCAACTTCTTGTTGAGTGTTTTGCTCTTCTGCCATTTTACCCTCCTAGTAATGGTGCAAAATATCGGCAGGATTAGATATGGTAGCGATGATTTCATCATCGTTTAAGATCCGCACTTCTCCCCCGTCTATTTTGAATCGAGAGCCTGCGTATCTTCCGAAGATAACCCAATCTTTTTCGTTACACCATTTGCCTATAGGAAATTTTTCTTTGTCTCTATAACAAAGATTTCCTTGTTTAAGCACAAGGCCAACAACAGTTGTTATCTGAATTGTTTCTTGGGTTTGTTCACTAAGATATAAACCACCTTTAGTCTTTGTAGGACCTGAATACGGAAGAATTAACATTCTATAACCCGTAGGCGTTGGTAGTCTATCTAATAATGATTTGTCGATTGACTTTTCGTCTAAGACTTTTTTGACTTTAGCTTCCTCTTTGTAAGCTTTTTTCAATGTCTCAGTCCGTTTCGGTTGCTCCGTGGACTCTTTCATTTTTTATTGCTCCTGTTTTTTTAACAAGTCTATTATGTCTTGTTGCAAGTCATCAAGTGACTTGATTTGTCCTCTAATATAGTGAAGCTGGTTAACATTGTCAACCTCACGCACTAAAGTTTCTTTTAGTCTTTCTCTTCGTCTATGAATTAAATTTTTTATTACATCGTTAGATGCTGTATCAATCGCCATTTTTTTCCATAAGTAATTTAAGTCTTCCTGTTTCTATAACTTCAAACCCAAACTCTTTCATAGCCTCTTGTATAACTGGCATTTTGTACGTAATCCAATCATCAAAAACAATTCTGCATCTTGGTGCAGCTTTGTTTGCAAACCAAACAGCTTCTGTTAGTACATCTCTTGTTGTATGTGGTCCATCTAGCATAACAAAAGCAAATTTAGATTCATTATAATGAGGATGTTTCATGAACTCTGTATCTGTCATGTTGTGAAAACGAAATTTCCCTGAATTTAAATACCATTTAAAATCTTGTAACATGGCATCTCTCATACTGTCGGGATATGTTGGAGACATCCCACTTTTATGTTTTATACCACTGTTTTTATCAAAGTGTTCATATTCTCTATCCCCATATGGATCTACTCCTATATGTAAAAAATTATTTTTTACATTGTCCATAATTATTTTAGAACCCATGCCTTGTCTTATTCCTATCTCACAAGAATAAAATCCTTGGCAATCAAAATCTTTAGTCCATTTTCTGAATAAATCGTATTCTTCTGAATCACCTTCTATCATAAGAAGTGTTTAGCATTTTATAGACTCAAAGCAAGTTTATTTTTTACCTTGTCCGCCTCTAAATATCTGAGTTCCCTTAATACCAAAAATACTCGCGCAGACTAAAATCCATAAATTTGTGAACCATTTCGGAAGGGACTGAAAATACTCAAAAAAGAGTTTTACCTTGTCCATCGCTGTAGGATCGTCTGACATCACCGCCCAAATTAACACAATGATGGGGGCCGAAATAATGACAAGAACGAATTCGTCCTTATAGTCGTTTTGACGGGCTTCTAAAAGTTTGCCCTGGTAAGATTCTTCACCTCGGGCCATTTTTTCTGCGTGCATTAGTTGTGCATCAGACATAGCCATTTTTGTCTTCTGACGGTTAGCATATATCTTACTACCAGCTTGTAATGCTATCTTTGCTAAACTAAACCATGCCATTTTAAAACTCCATTTAACTTTTTATACTTCTCTCTTGCGTTAGCATCATCACAATAAGCTTTTAAAACTTCTGTAATTTTGTTTTTTCTCCTGTCACATAGATAATTATATATTTTGAAGTAAATATCAACTGCACCCCTGCCTCTTATTCGCCATCTCCAGCAATCTTTATGGTGTTTTTTTCTTGGTTTAATAAAAACAACAGTTCCTTTACCAAAAAATCGATGCATTTTATCAATTACGTCTTTGTCTGTCATTTCTACTGATATAGAGGGCGTAGAATAATCTTTTTTAGTTTTTTCGTAAGCTATGCAGCCTTCTCCATCTATGATTCCAGCAAAATAAGCTTCTTGGTTACTTGTTTGTTGTTCTTTTCTTAAGGGGAACTTTAATACCTTGTGGGTTTGGTCCTCGTTTAGGGGGTGGTCCAAATTTTTTTCCACCACTAAGCCCTTTTTGTTTTCTTCTGGACACATTTAATCCTTTAAATGCGGAAACTCGTTTAATTGTTTGTTTACCGTTTTCGCAGCGTTTTTATGAGCAGATGATGAACTTAAACCTGCAGCTCTATTTTCATCATACTCTTTTTTGAGTAGTTTATTAAATTTTTTTGTAGCTCCCTTTACTATTGGATCACCTAATCTAAATGCAACTCCTAAAAATCTTATAACCATTATTGTTTTAATTTCCTTTCTGCTATGTCTAATCTCTTATCAGATGCTTCATCTTGTTGTTGAAGTCTATCATATTGAAAACCTAGCTTATCTGCTTCTCTTTGATTTTCTTGTTCTTGTTTAAATCTAGTTTCTTCTGCTTTTCTTTGCATATCCATTGCTTTTAAATCAACTTCTTGTTGTTTAATTCTTACAAGTGGATCTTGTTTAGCCATGTTAGCCTGATTCTCACTTCTAACCAACTCAGTAGTTATTTCTGCAATTCTTGTAGCTACAGCATTATCAAAAGCTATTTGATAAGATTGAGGATCTTCTTGTTTTGAAGCCATTATATTTGGATCTTGTGCTAATTGTTCTGAAACTTCTTTTCTTGCTTTAAAAGAAATGTGATCTGAAATATGGGATTGTAACAAAGCATAGACTTGAGGATTAATTTGAACCATTCTAGATGACATGAAAGCTGAGTGTGCAGCTATATGTGCGTCATGGTCTTGGAATTCAAAGGCAGTTAATAATTTCATTTGCAATGCTCTTGCATTTTCTTTAGCAGGATCCATTGGTGTAGGTTGTTTTGGTGCAGGTTTTAGTAAAGTTTCTATTTGTTTGGTACCAAGTGCTTCGTAAACTCTTCTATAAGCTTCATGTATGTTGTGTAATTGTGGATTTGAAGTAGCAATTTGTAATTGTGTTTGTGCTAAAGTTACTCTTTGTGCCATAGACATAATATTTGGATCAGCAACAGGTAAAACATCTATTCTTTCATCAAAATCTGCAGATTTAATTTGTCTTGGCCCACCAAACACATCATAAGGATACTCAGGTGGTAAGTATTCTGAACAAATTCTTGCTAAAATTTTAAATTCAAGTCTCATAGCGTAGTAACAACGCTTATGAACACCACTCATTACTCTAGAACCACGTTCTAAAAGAGCAATAGTTGTGCCCACAGCCCTGTTCTGCGTGTCGTTCCCTACTGCGGTATCGGTTATCGCAGCAAACTTTTGACCCGCTTGCACTACAAAACCAAGTAAATTAAATAAAGTTGTACTTGGTTCAGAGAAAGGTAAATTAAAAAACTGATCTCTTATGTTTCCACCAGGAGCATCTACGTCTCTAAACTCTCCAGGTTGTATTGGTTGGTCGTCATCTCTTACTCTAATACCTCTTGCTTTAAATCCTGCTGGTAAATTTTTTAAAGTTCCTGCATCAATCAATTGTCTTAAAGCTACAGTTGCAGCTCTAGATAAACCACCAATCGTATGAATTAAACCAAAGCCATAAAATCCAAGACCAGGTAAAAATTTAAAGTGAACAAAATATTCTATTCTTGTATAATTAGGATCATCTACTCTATAGTTCCTGTATATAGATAAAACTTCGCTTGAACTTTCATCTATAGTTACGATGTACGGAATCTTGATTGCTTTTTTGGTTCTATTATCAAAGTTCTCATAGTCATCTAAATTTAATTCAACATGCATCTCAAGAACAGTATGGATGTAGTCTGTGAACCCTGGTTTAACTCCATCAAGACTATCAATTTTTTGTTGTAAATCTGATTCATCTACATTTGGTTTAGGTAACTCTATATCTCTATAGAAACCTGCAGCCATTCTTTTGTTTAAATCGTTTTCACCCATTTTTAAAACGTGAGTGATTCTTCCTGCGTCTTTTAAATCTGAGGCATAGTAAGGTACTACTAAATCTTCAGCAGGTACAAACTTAGAAACAGGTCTTTGTAGAAATTCATCATAATAAACTTTTTTAAATGTAGAACCTGATAGAGGAAGATAGTAAAGCATTTGATCCATGTCCGTAGTGTAGTCTTCCATCTTCTCCATAAGAAGATAGTTCATATATTCTTTTACACGATCAGCTTGTTGTTCGGTGTTCGGTGTACGTATACCTAGAACCTGTGTTCTAACTGGACCATCACTTGGTAATAATTCTTTGTATGCAGAAGCTTGGAAAGTCGTAGCACTTTCACTTAACAACGGATGGGTGACACCGGAAGCTCCTTTAAATGGTCTTGTCTGCTCGTTATATTTGACACCAAGAAGATCTAAACCTTTAGTGTATCCTTCTTCCCATTCTTTTCTAGATTCTTTGTCTTTTTTATATTCTGTAATTAACTCCATGCCCAAACGCTTTAGAGTTCTTTCGTCCATATCTTCAGCAAGATTAGCATTAAAATCATCAGATGCTGTTTCTTCAACAGTCTCTTCTCCTTCAACTTCAATACCAAGTGGAAGTCCTTCAGGTTGTTCCTTAATTTCTTCTACTTTAGTTTCTTCTTCGATGTTTTCGGTAATTTCCTTTTCTACAGCCATAATTTAATTTATCATAAGGTTTTAAATATATCCACCACTAAGCCACCTTTAGACTTATATAGTTTCTGTGTATACGCCATCCCAGGTTTAACTTCAATGGCAAAAGCATCAAAATACAACCTTGGATCATTTTCAGGGATAAGTTTGTATCCCTTCATAGGAGCGTTTGATGCTGTTTCGTGATAAGTGCTATTTATATTTTTTAATCCTAATTTTCCAGGTTTATCTGTAAGCGAAGCAGGATATTTGAACGTATCTCTTTTAACTTCTTTATAAGGCAACTTTGGATCTGATAATGATAATTTAACAGGTCCTGCTTTTGAATCTTGGAACCTAGCAGTTTTTTTCATAAGTTGAGGCATTACAGCTTGTCCTTTTTTACCAATACCTTTACCAGAAGAATAACCGTAAAATCTTTCGTTACCTGCTTTATATCCTTGCCTAAAATGTAATTTATTAAATGGCATAATAGCAACATAATCTATGTTTTCTTTTGCTGCTTTATTCATCAAAAACTTCAAGGCATAATCGCCATAAGCGTCAGCATCAAGTAAAGGAAAGTAATCATGTTTTGTAATCTCTCCATACTCTTGGGCTTTTGCAAAGGTGTTGTTTATCTGGTTATTTATATTTTTTAAATCATCGGAGATAGCTCTTGATTTATTAAATTGATTTTTAGCAATAGCATCGTCCATCTCTTTTAAAAGTTTTGTTCTAGAATTAACAAGTAGATCTAGTTCAATATCTCTTTGGAAAGGATTGATTCTTTTTTCTCCTTTAAAAGCTTCTTTTGCTGACAGTTGTTTTGCAATACTTTGATTAGCATCCGATTGTATTTCGTGAATGACTAAAGCTTTTTTACCATTAGGTGTCATCCTTGTATCGTACCTAATATGAAACAAATTATTTTTTAATTCATCGTAGTGTCCTAGATTTCTCATGGCTTCTCTGTTACCCAATATAGGTTCGTCAAGAACGAACACCGTTTCTCTGTAGTTTTGGCCGCCTGGAAATGTATAGCTAGATTCGTTTCCGTATTTTGTTGGTTTTGTTTTTCCTCCGCCCTTTGATATTCTCATAGCTTCATCAACATTTCCTTTAATCTGATTTATTAAAACTCTTATATTTTGTGGCTGAGTAGCTCTAGATAAGCCTCCAATGTTGTTTAAATTTTCTATTAATGACTCATAATTTCGTTGAATACTATTTGGTCTTCCTTCTTTAATAGCTCTAGATAAGCCTCCAACAGCATTTCTTAAAGTGAGAACAGAGTCTACCATTGTAGTGGATGGATTTGTAGTGGCTCCAGCAGTCTTCACTAAATCCTCTACCATTGAACTTGTTCCTGCCAACAGCTTTTCAATTTTAGGTGTATTAAATGTTCCTCCATACTCTATAGGTTTTAATCTATTGACAGGATTCATCTTAATCATGTTACCAATATCTTGTGCTGATAATTTTAAATTAAATCTTCTAGCGGCACCAAGGAGACCGCCTGTTATGTTTCCAAGTTCATCAAAGGTTGCAAGGTTAGTATCAAAAAGTTCTTCCTTATTAATAGTAGCTTCTTTACCAGCAAACTTAGACCCTTTGTCATAAGTAAATTTTTTGGGTCCTCTTTCAATTCTTGATGCGGGTTTTCCAAATATTTTGTAAGTAACTTTTCTTGTAGAGGTTAAGTGATCAATCCATTCGTCAGCACTGTACTTGCCTGGACCTTTTTTCATAGCCCAATCATAAGTAGCAGAACCAAACGCAGGTGGTTTAGTCTCGCCCATCAATAGATCGTCTGTAATCTTACGCTCTACTTTAACCGGAAGTTGTGCATCTTGTTTAGCTAATTGTTTAGCTGTTTGTTTTTTTGCTTCAGGCTGATAAGTAATTAATTTTTGTGATGTTCCTGACACAGGGTCAGTTTTTTTCTTTTTGAGAAGTGCTGAGATTCCCCGTTTAAAGAATTCTTTAAGGGCCATTGACCCTCCTAGTACAGTTTAGTAGGTTTAGTTCTACCTAATTTACAGCCCTTTGCTTTGACCATTGTACCTTTTGAATAACCAACTGGGTTTGGTCTTTGCATCATGCCACCACCCATTCTACCTAAAACATTCTTTGGTCTGACTAATTCTCGTCTTGAACGAGGTGGTTGTTTTTTTTTAAGTCTTTGAGGGTAATTTTTTCCTGCTACTTGTGCAGGTCTTCTTCCTGAAATTCTTTTTTGTCTAGGTATAATTCTTTGTTCTTCTGCTTCCGAAGGTGTTAAAACCTGGGCTCTCCAATTACCTTGACCATATTGTGTTCCTGCTAGACGATCTTTCATTCCTGCAATAACGTCTTGTTTATTATCCCAATCCGTTATTGGCTTAACATATCTTTTTCCGCCCGATGGTGTCTTTTGGGTTAAAGCAGCATATCTTCTTTCAGGAGAATAAGCAGCGTCAGATGTGGTTAATTGTTTTACATTTTTAGTTGCTTTATCTCTCATTTCTTTTTTTATTTTTACAAACTTACCACCATAAGGAATCATGTCTTGATAAGACATTCCTTGAGAATATTTCTTTACAGCGCCACCTCCCATTTTTTTCTGTGGCTTTTTCTCATTCTTTTTCATTTTTCTTTTTAAATATTCTTTTGCTGTTAATCCTGCTGCTGCAACACCTAAAGCAATCTTACCGTATTTAGAAGCTTTAGCTGCTCTTAATGCTGCTTGACCCCCTGCTGTAGCCAATTGTTTTGCTTTATATTTAGCTCTAAATACTGCTCCTTCAGCTTTCTTTAATCCTTTTAAATATTTTTTGTAATCTGTGGCTTCGTTCATACCACCAGTATTATATGATTTCATTTTTTCTTTTAAAATGTCTTCTTGTACTTTTTTAGAATTTAAACCTTTTTTCTTAAGTTCTTTAGCAACAGCAGGATGATGTGCATCAGTTATTGCGTCTCGTTCATCATATCTTTTTTTCTTTTTTCCAAAAGTTTTTTTCTCAATTTCTTGTAAAGTTCCTTTATGTTTAAATCCTTTTTCTCCAGATTTAGGTGATCCTTTATCTCTTCCTAAAATTTTTCTAATAGCTTTTTCTTTTACCATAGCAGCTCCTATACCGCCCATTGCAACAGGTGCCGTTTTTTTCTTACCTTCTATTCTGTCTTTTGCACTTAGACCTAAAGCTAACGCACCAGCAAATGCTTTAGTAACTTTGCCTGGTTTTAATTTTTCGTCTTGTAAACCCATGCCTTTAGTTCTGGCTGCACCATATCCTTTTGTGCTTTTTTTATTTCCTCTTTCCCTAATCTTTCTAATGATTTCTTGTTCTACAGTATCTGCTGGATTCCTATGAGCCTCTCCCTTTGGAATGAACATTGGTTTTCTCTTTGGTCCAAAAACTTTCATAAACCCTTTAGGTGGCTCACCTACTTTTCTTTGTTTTACTTTATCAGTCATATTAAAATACGCCTTCGAATTTTCCACCTTTAATAGCTGCGCCCATACCTCTGACTCTAGCTTCTCCTCCATGAGAGAGTTTTTTCGCTGTTTTTTTATTTTTTTTATAAGCTTGTTTAGTTTCAAGAGCTGCTCTTCTTTCCGCTCTGTCTAATCCTTCATCAAAGTCTTTTGCGTGAAGTTGAGCTTCTTTTGATCCAGCATATTTAATAAATTTTTTATCTAACATTTTTCCAAATGTATCTCCACCTGTAGCCATAGGTGCCACTTTATAACCAGGTTTTAAAAGATATTGTTGCTGTGATGCCCATGATCCAGGTTTAATATTACCGCCAAGTGGTGTAGCTGGTTTCTTATTCTTTTTTCGATTTTCTTTCCATTTTTTCCACTTTGATACATCCTCTTTAAGATCCTGTGCGCTTTTTTTAGACCCTGTGATAGATAGACCTGTTGGTGCCAATGCGCTTCCAACTCCTCCTAAACCTCTACGTCCTCCAGTTGCTTTTTGTTTAGCTCCCGCTATGTCTCTTTGAGTAACTCTATCTTTAGGTCGTTTTTTTAATAATTCGTTTATTTTTTTTTTCCATCCAGTTGCTGCTGAAACTGTTATTGGCATAATTTAAATCCTATCCATAATATTTATAATCTTTTTCTATCTTAAAATTTGGTGCATCTAAAGCATCATTATATGTTGTTACAAATCCACCTTCTCTGAATCTTATCACCGCTTGGGTCATTGAGTCAACATAGTCATCGTATTGTCCATGAGGAAAAGCAGCTGTTTCTTCAATAACATCTTGTGCAAATTTCTCCTCTGTTGGGGCATAAACCATACCTGATTCAAATATAGGGGCAACGGAGTTAATTCTAGTATACTTATCTCTGCCTTTAGCAGGTACATAATCTATAACAGGAATACCTGCTCTTCTTAACTCGTGTATTAAAGGTTGTCCTGAAGCTTTAGCTTCAATGATTGTTGTTTCCGGTTGCCAGTATTGATATTGCTCTAAAGCTAAATTTTTTAAATCTGGAAAGTCGAACCTTCCTCTAATAGCATCTAACAAAATAATACAATCTTCATAACCTTCTGCAGGTTGAAATATTCCCCATGTTGTAATTGCAGAATAGTCTGCAGTTTCTTTTTTAGAATATGCAGTATCATAACTTTGGATAACATGTTTAAGTACCGGTATCCGTTCTTCGTTCCACGGTTGCCACCAATCTCTTTTAATGATTGCACCTTCCTCTGACGTAGGGTCCTGCATGTATTGCGCATTCCAGTTTTTAGTTGTAACTGATGCTTTAACTTTTTCTAATTCTTCTAGTGGCCAGTATTCAGGCCATACAGGTTGTTCGTTTTCCAGTATTGCTGGAAAGCTTACAACTCTCCATGTATCTGCTTTTGGTTCTGATTGTGATTTGATGAGCCTTCCTGTTAAATCATCCGTTGCCCATCTTGTCATAACAACGACTATCGAACCACCAGGTTGTAAACGTTGTCTGGGTCCTGATGAATACCATTCATAAGCTCTTTCCATTGCAGAATCTGACATTGAGTCTTGTTCAGTATGTGGGTCATCGATAATAAGTAAGTCCGCCCCTCGTCCTGTAATTGAACCGCCTACCCCCGCTGCAAAATATTCTCCACCATGATTGGTCTCCCATCGTCCTTTTGCCTTACTATCTTCTCTAAGACTAACATCTCCGAAGATACTTTTGTAGTCTTCAGTTTCCATTAAGTTTCTAACTTTGCTACCGAACCGCGAAGCAAGTTCAGCATTGTGTGAGACTTGCATAAGTTTCATTTTAGGATTCTTACCGATCATCCACGCAGGGAACAAGAAAGACGCAAACTCTGATTTGGTATGTCTTGGTGGCATATTCACAATAAGACGTTTAGATTCTTTTGAAGCTATATCTTGAAACTCATTTGCTATTATTTGATGGTGCCCATACTTTTGTGGGTCCTCTGTTTGTCTATAAATAAAATCAGGCCACATTGCTTTAGCAAACAATAAAAAGTTATCCTGACATAATTTTATAAATTCGATCTGCTTCTTAAGAATTAAGGTTCTTAATTCATCATCTGTTAAAAGATCTATTGTTTTCATCTTAAATTTTTCATCTTTTGGGTCCCCTTTTTATACCATATCGTTTAAGCATACTCTACTTCTATTCGACTTGCTATAAACTCTCCGTCAGTAGAAGTACCTTCTACTGCAACGCGCTGAAATTTTTCGAAAAGCTGGATCAAGTTTGCTGGGTTTTATGAGCCTTCATATAGATACACCCGTAGCGCGTTAGCGCTACGAGTTGTCGGTTGTATTTACTTACTTAACTTCTCAATTAAGTAGCTAAATTTATTTACAATCCTTTGTTTGAAGTCGTCTATTAAAGGGTTGCCAACATTTTCAATGATTAGCTTTTCTACTTCGCCCTCTAGCATTTTATACATGACTTCATAATTTAACTTACTGATCGCATCAGGGTCTAACTTCTGATTAGGTGTAAGTTGAGCATTAGCCGATTGCTCGGCTAATACTTTTGATATATTCATTGGCACATTGTCAGGCATTAACTATTGTCTCCTATTGCCTTGAACTCATTATATTCAATATCAGTACAGAACTGATTGAATAAATCATTGTGCTTGATCTTGAAGTTCGCTGTCTCAAACTTTTTTCTTTTTCGTTTGATCTTTTGAACTCCAAAGCTACAACCGTTCTCATCTTGAACAATAACCAAGTTTTGATTTGTTCTTTCAAACACATCAACTAAGTTTTGTTTCATCTTATCTAACTCTTTAGATAAACGATTAAGTTGTAGCTTGTTAATAGCATAAGCCATAACGATTTTCTTTTCGTCAGCTTTCAGCTTTTTAACAGCATTACTCATTGTTTTCCTTTTGTTAGTTGTTATTAATATCTTGTCTTATCAGGTCTCATACTAATAACAAGCGCTTTGTGTTCATTTTGGGTTTGTCCAAAATGGGTTTTTCCACAAACAAAATTAGAACAAATTAAATACATTTGATAAACTTACAATATCAAATAATAATAAAATGTAGATAACCCACAACGGACTTGTCCAGATTATTATACCCATCAGCTTCTCCCCCTGTTCTTTTTAAATAACGACATTATTAACAACGCGACATTTACCACGAGCATGTATAAACGACCACTTGCTTATTCTTAATCGCTTCCTTACACCACTCAATAAATTTTTTATCCTGTGCTTTATACTCTTTGACTGCCTCTTCTTGAAACTGTTGTCCCCAAAAGAAACCGTCTGAACAAAACGAGTGATGATAATTATCTTTCCACTCGGCTTCCAGTTCCCTAACTATCTCTTCAGTAATATATAACTCATCATCTCCGTTCATACCGAGATGTCCTAAATCAAAGAACGAGTCCTTTTTCTTCTTATTGAGTTCCTCTTGTTTTTTTATTGCCTCTGCGTTCTGCTCGGCAAACTTATTACTCATAAAGGTTTGAAGTCGAGCGTGTTTTCTCCAAACGAAGACGCCACTTTGTTCGTCCTTATCATCATCATAGTATTTTTCCCAATTTACTTTCCTGTTTCGTAAATGAGCAATTTGGTCTAGTCCCATATCTTTCTCCTTTGTTATCTTTGCGCGCTTGGTTCAACACGTCCCCGAACCTCAAGTTCTACGGGTCTAAGCACAATAGCTAATTGGCGGTCTCGTTAGTATTGAACCCCGCATGTGGTAAATAGGAATACAGGATTACGACCCCCCACTACCAGTCTGCAAACTGTATCGTACACAAATAGTCTGATCTGCCCAGTTTTCTCGCTACCTACCACATCATTGTCTTATCATATCCCATACCAAAGTCAACAAGAAAAACCCGAAATGAACATAGGGAATTTTAGCTAAGCTGTCTAGGTTGGAAGCACTGCCGTGCCACCCTACTATCTTAAAACTGTTCTAACCTAACTCTTTTACTAAACGAGACGAGCGAGAGCTTCACCAGAGTCCAGCTCCCGTGAGAACAACTAGTCCCAGCACTGGCAGCATGAAGTTGGGATACAAAACGAGCAGCAATAACAAAAACGATATCACGCGATCCTCCAACCATCAGTAACAAACACGTCCCCACGTATATCCTGAATGTTGTCCAGCGGCACCCGCAGGCCATCCGCTATTATCTTCCTGGCCTTTTCATTAGTTTGAAACGAAGTGTTGAAGAGACCTTCCTCATTCACTACCATTTCTTTGAGTGCTTCAGAACCAGGCAGCTCAGGAGATGCTGCAGGCATTGCTGCGTTAACGATTTCAATTGGTCCCTTAACGAGCCCCTGCATTTCCTTAAGTTCTTCTATCTTTCCTTCTAGAACGGTCACCGTACCGTCATCCTTTATCACATGTGTCTTGGCCATCGTGCTTCCTTGTAAATGTAATTCATCTACTGGTTCTTTAACGTCATGATCCACTATTTCGTAATCGTATCCTTCCGGTAAACCAGTCACGTCAGTTACACATCCTGCATTCACTTCAATCTTTATTGTCTTGTTCATTGTTATCCTTTGTTTGTTGTTAACGGACCACACCAGTCAAACCCGGCTTGACTATACAATGCCAGCGGATGCAGTGCGATCCTGAATGTATATAAGACCAGATGGGAGATAAGTCAAGAAGAAAATTCATTTATTTTTTACTAAGGGGTATGACTGAAGCTCTGGACGACCTGCACCCTGTAAGTTAATTACCCA